ATTTTTATACCATATTTTATCCAACAACACGGTATTCATGTAGAAAAGTGAAAAATTATGATGTAAGATTGAATTTACACAGTCATGGACCAATTAAATTTGTAGATCCAGAATTGACCAAATACGTTGTTGTTCAAGTATCATTAAAAGGAAAAATTAATGAAAGAAAAATAATTGTCTCTCAAACTCTGGTAAATAACTATTATACATGTAGATTAACATCAAAATATTTACCTAAAGAAAAGATAATACCAGTAGTTACAACTGCAGTAGGTAATTCTTCGTTTATCAATATACCTAGAAGTCTGGCAATAAAAGGACGGAATGTGTATGACGATACTATTGAATTACTGAAACATTTATATTATTACAATTTTGAAGAGCAAGCTGAACAGGGTTTCGAGGATTTTCGGACCCTGGGGCAGATTTAGTGTTGTACGGTTATCGACCTGCGGAAGTTGGTGTAATTCTAAAGAATAATGAATTACCTGATAAATCATTCAAGGTGACACAAATAAGACCAGGGTTTTACTACAATAAACGTAAACCTGTAAGAGTATCATTAGGATGTCATTTCGTAGGTGCAACATGTCCTGTCCCGGACCTATATCATGGACCAAGTCAAATTGCTGCTGCAGTTAAAAGAGTAGGTGCCGATATGCCAACGATAGATAAAAGTCTTTATCAAAAATTAGTTAGGTTTACCAAGAGATTCATAATAAAACATTTCTCGGAAGACATTTTTGCCGCTGATGAAGACTTTGACTTTGACGAATGGATTGAAAGTACCAATTATCCTAAATATAGAAAAGACGAATTAATTAGAGTTTATGAAGAGTCAAAACATAAGAAGATAAAATATGATGCTAAATGCTTCGTTAAAGATGAAGCATATCCTGAATACAAACATGTGCGAAACATAATGAGTACTGTAGATGAATTTAAGTGTGAAGTGGGACCATTTTTTAAAAAATTTGGAGATATATTATTTCATAAAAAATGGTTTATAAAGAAAGTTCCAGTAAATGAACGTCCACAATGGTTGCATGACAAACTAAAAGATTTAAAATTATTGTTTTGCAATGACTTCTCACAATTTGAAGCTATGTTTGTACCAAAAATTTTAAGATTAGAGTTGATGTTATATGATTATTTGTTGCAAAATAACAAACATCAAAAACGCATACATGACCACTTTACACGAGTCATTATGTCAAATCAAAAATTAATATGGAGAAATTGGGAATTAAAACTCAAAGCGAAAAGGAAGAGTGGAGAAATGAACACTTCATGTGGCAACGGATTTATCAATGTATTATTAACAGAGTTTGCATGTGAAGAGTTTGGAAATAAAATTATAGAAATGGGAGTGGAAGGAGATGACAGCTTAACAGGGGTGGATAAAGCCATACCTACTGCTATTTTTTTCCGAAGATTAGGGGCTATTGTTAAGTTAGAAATCCCTAGATCTTTGTCAACTGCATCTTTTTGCGGTAATGTGTTTCATGAACAAGTAAAACATAATGTAGTTAATCCATTGGAAGCGCTCGTGTGTTTTGGTTATTCCACATCACAGTATTTAAGTGCAAGTGCGAAAGTAAAATTAGCATTATTAAGAGCAAAGGGTTTGTCAATGTTGTATACTTACCCGGGCTGTCCTATGCTAAGAAATTTAGCATTATATGCTTTGAGAATCACACAACAAATTGATGATGATTATTTAAAAGAAACAATTAGAAAGAAATATACCAATAGTTATGATAGAGATTTTATGAATGAGGTTATAGAAAGATTTGATTTACAAGAATTATTAAAAGTCTGCATTGATGACAAAACAAGAGCATTAGTAGAAGAATTATACAAAATACCAATAACATTACAGGTTGATTTTGAAACTTATCTTGACAATAAAAAAGATTTGTCTCCAATCAATTATCCATTATTATTGCCATACATGCATTGGTCATGGATTGATTATTATTCACACTAT